TAGAGAAAGGATCTCGTGTAGGTCAGTTCTTGTTATTTGAAGCTGAAACATTATCAATGTATGATGGTGATTATGGAATCGGAAAGGAGCACGATAAAAAATATGGAAATTAATATCCCTATTGAACAATTACAGAAGAGAAGTTTGATGGTATGTACACCTATGTATGGTGGACAATGTGCTGGTATGTTTACTAAGAGTTGCAATGACTTAGCAGCACTTTGTATGCATTACAAGATACCACTAAAGTTCTACTATCTGTTTAATGAGTCTCTTATTACAAGAGCAAGAAACTATTGTTGTGATGAGTTTTTACGATCAGACAGTACACATATGATCTTTATTGATAGTGACATATCATTCAATCCTAATGATATTATTACTATGTTAGCAATGCAAGATCACGAAGACGAGAAGAATGAATATGATATTCTTTGTGGTCCATATCCTAAAAAATGTATATCTTGGGAAAAGATTACTCATGCTGTCAACCAAGGTGTTGCGGACGAGAATCCAGAAGTACTATCTAAGTTTGTAGGAGACTATGTATTCAATCCAGTTGCTGGTGGTAATGAGATTAAGATATCAGAACCAGCAGAAGTGTTAGAAGGTGGTACTGGTTTTATGATGTTCAAGAGAAAGACATTAGAGAAATTCAGAGACGCTTATCCTCAAATGATGTATAAGCCTGATCATGTAAGAACAGAACACTTTGATGGTAAGAGAGAGATTATGGCTTTCTTTGATGCTGTCATAGATGACAAACAATTGTTTATTGAAAAAGAACTAGACTTATTCTATAAGAGTAAGAAAGGTAAACCAACAAAGAAAGAAGTATTGGAATTTGTTGCAGATAAAAGAAATGGCCTAGACAGAGAATACTCTAACAGATATTTGTCAGAAGATTATATGTTCTGTCAATGGGCTAGACATATTGGACTGAAAGTGTGGTTGTGTCCTTGGATGGAACTTTCACATATGGGTTCATTTGTATTTGGTGGATCGCTTAAAGACCTGGGCTCTATTGGAGCTCCTGCAACAGCTGATCCAAGTAAAGTTGGCAAAAATCAGAATATGTAATTATGAAATTAAGTGAAAGTACAATCAATATACTAAAGTCGTTTGCAGTAATCAATACTGGAATAGAGTTTAAACCTGGCAACATCTTACAAACTATCTCACCACAAAAGTCTATTATGGCTAAGGCTGAGATAGAAGATACGCTACCCGCTCATGGATGTTTCTATGAACTGAATAGATTCTTAGGAGTCTTAAGTTTATTTGATCAACCACAACTAGACTTTAATGAAAAGTATGTAACGATAAGAGATGCAAAGAGATCAGTGAACTATACATTTGCTGATCCACAAATGATTGTAACTCCACCTGCTAAAGAAATACAAATACCAAACTTTGATGTCGAAGTAGATATCAAATGGGCTGACATTAGTAATGCTTTAAGAGCAGCTAATGTCATGTCCTTACCTGAGATAGCCATATCATCAGAAGGAAGTACTATCAACTTAGAAGCTATTAGTAGTAAGAATCCTACAGCTGATAAGTATACTACTACAATTGATAACAACAGTAGTGGTAAAGTATTCAGGGCTGTGTTCAAATTAGAGAACATGAAGATGATGAATTTTGATTATAAAGTTGAGCTTTCAAGTAAAGGTATTGCTAAGTTCTCTTCTCTCAATAATAAAACTTGGAAGGATGAGAAAGTAGAAATACAAACAGGTTCAAGTCTAACTTATTGGATTGCAACTGAAACTCAAAGCTCAAATTTTGAGTAATATATTATGGAAAACTTTTTATGGGTCGAGCAATATCGACCAAAGACGATCGAGGATTGTGTCTTACCAGATGAACTGAAATCAACATTTCAGAAGTTCGTAGATAATAAAAACATACCTAACTTATTGTTATCAGGATCTGCTGGTGTAGGTAAGACTACAGTTGCTAAAGCTATGTTAGAAGAACTACAAGCTGACTATATTGTAGTCAATGGTTCTTTACATGGTAATATTGATACACTAAGAACAGAGATAATGAACTTTGCAACGACTGTATCATTCAGTGAAGGTCGTAAGTATGTTATCTTAGATGAGGCAGACTATCTTAATCCACAATCAACTCAACCAGCACTTAGAAACTTTATGGAAGAGTATTCTAAGAACTGTGGATTCATTCTTACATGTAATTTCAAGAATAGAATAATTGATCCACTACAATCAAGATGTAGTACAATTGAGTTTAACTTTCCTAAGAAGATGGCTCCTAAGTTAGCTGGAGACTTCTTCACACGAACAAAAGATATATTATCAGAACAACAAGTAAAGTATGATGAAAAAGTACTTGCACAGGTTATACAAACACACTTCCCTGATTGGAGGCGTGTACTTAACGAATTACAAAGATATTCTGTAAACGGGATCATTGATACTGGTATACTGTCAAACTCCTCTCAGAACGCGTTTAATTCGCTTATAACCCTGTTAAAAGAGAAGAAGTTTAGTGATATGCGTAAGTGGGTTGCACAGAACATTGACAGCGATCCAACAAGTATTATGAGATCATTATATGATGTAGCAAGTGAGAAAGTAGATCCTAAATCTATTCCTCAACTTGTATTATTAATTGGAGACTATCAGTACAAATCTGCCTTTGTAGCTGATCAAGAAGTAAACTTAGTTGCCTTCTTAACTCAAGTGATGGCAGAAGTGGAGTTTAAATAATGCCTTATGTAGAAAAAGCTGGTGTAGAAACCATAAAGAATCAATTAGAACAATGGAGAGGAGTAATGCATGATCCGAACATAGATGGGTTCAATGGATTTGCATGTAAACAAAAGATACAGAAAGTGCTTGAAGCAGCACAAGCTGCATTAGTAGATGCACCTAAGTATGCAGGAGAAGATGAATGAAAGTAGCTATATTGGGTAAAGGTTTCGTAGGAACTGCTACCAAATATTTCTTAGAACAATACTGTAAGGACACCGTAACTGAGATCCATGTAGAAGATCCAGGATATAGTATGTACATAGATGACCATACTTGGGAGACAATAAATTATACTTTTATATGTGTACCAACAGATAATGATGGAGTAAACAATCATCTAAACTTAAATATACTAATGCAAGCATTGAGAAGAGCAAAAGGTATACCAGTTATAAGAAGTACAGTTGGTCCAGATTCATTAATAACATTAGCTATGTCCGTCAATCATGATGTGCCTTTGATGCATTGGCCAGAGTTTCTAAGAGAGAAGCATTGGCAAGCAGATGTAGATGATGATAGTATACCGATAGTTATTGGTGGTAATGAAGATATGACTGATACATTTATCAACTGTATATTTCCTCATAAAAATATAAACTTCAATAGAACTATTATAGAATGTTCTGTAAGAGAAGCTGCACTAATGAAGATATCAAGAAATGCTATGTTAGCTGCTAAGGTTGCTCAATTCAATATGCTGTATGATATATGTAAAGAACATAAGTGTAGTTATGAACTTATAAAAGAGTTTTTTAAACATGATGGAACATTAGGTCAAACACATATGGATGTTCCTGGTCACGATGGGGGTAGAGGTTTCGGTGGAAAATGTTTACCAAAAGATACTAAACACTATGAACAGTTATTCAAAGAACATAATTTGTATAGTGAAGTCTTAGACTATAACAAAAAAATATATCCGTGAAACCTTTTGACTACATAAACAGTATCAACTTTACAAAGAAGAACCTTATGCGAGGATCAGAGAATGATGAGCTTGCAGAAAAAGGTTATGCACCATACTTAACCAATAAATCCTTGTCCTATTTTACGGATACTTTATTGTATGCTAATGAAATGAACAAACTTCATTTCCTTGATAACAAGCTACAATACGAGTTTTTTCTAAATAGTATACGTAAGAAGAAGAGATTTGCGAAGTGGGCGAAAGCAGATAGAAATGATGACTTAGTAATGATTAGTGAATACTATCAAATCTCACTATCAAAAGCTAAGGAAGCTATCAGACTATTATCCCACGAGCAACTGTCTACTATAAGAAACAAAATGGAACAAGGAATAAAAAATGATTAGTGTTGATACTATGGTTGAGGTCACATTAAAACAACCAGACGACTTTCTAAAAGTTAAAGAAACACTTACCAGAATTGGAGTGGCTTCAAAAAAATCAAATACTCTCTTTCAATCTTGCCATATACTACACAAGCAAGGAAAGTATTACATAGTTCATTTCAAAGAATTATTTGCATTAGATGGAAAACCATCAGATTTTTCAGAAGAAGATCAATCAAGAAGAAATACAATAGCTAACTTATTAGAAGAATGGGAATTAGTAGATATAGTAAACCAAGAAAAGGTTGCTAATGCTGGTTCATTAAGTACAATAAAAGTAATACCTTTTAATCAAAAAGGTGATTGGGAATTAGTAGCCAAATATAATATTGGCAAAAAGAAATAGGGGCTGGGGAAGACCACCTTGGCCGGCCTGCGAGCGTCTTCTCGGTCCCGACTTAAATTATGAAAATATATGATGATCACATACCAGAAGCAATAAGACTGGAATTAATTAAAAGTTCTGAATATCATAGCTTACCTAGAGCTACATACAAATTTTGGAACTTTAAAGACTTTGATTCTCCAATTGATCCAATACAAACAGCACTACATCATATATGGAAAGACAATGTAGATCCAAAACATTTTCCAAATGGTGGAATAGAATATTGGATAAACTTAGATAAAGTAGTTGATGGTAAACATAAACAAGCTCCAGCTATGTGGCATCCAGATGTTTATGAACCTGATACTAAAACAAGAGATAATTGGGATTCAGGAATAATAGGATCTGTATATTATCCTTATGTAAACTGTGTTGGAGGATTCTTTGAGATATGTGATAACAATACAAAACTATCTCATAAAGAATATGTAAGTTATATTTGCACATTAGATGAATCAACTCAAGTAGAAAGAATAAAAGCAAAAACCAATAGAGCAATATTCTTTGAACCATATAGAATTCATAGAGCATCAAGAACACATGAAGGATTTAGAGAATGTCTTGCAAGTACAGTTTGGGAAAAAAAACCGAAAATAATTTAAAATAACTGTTGACTTGAAATCATACATTTAGTATAATAGTTGGCATATTGAGGGAAAACTCCCCCTAGCCAAGAGATAGCAGAGTAATTAACTGCCAGGGTAGGAAGGAAAGTAGAGCTACGCAGGTCCTTATCAAACCAGACGCTCTCCATTGTAGGAAGCAATGTTACCCTTGCCGCAGCTTGAGGATGGCGGTCATTGGAAAATGAGGAAACTGTAGGGAACAACGAGGCAATATAGACTGAGCTAGTGACGAGTGTGAAGAAACGCTAGACACTGGAGAGGGAGGGAAGCCCCGCAGTCGGAAAGGGATAGGCTCAACTTATCTTGCAGATAAAAAGAGCGACACAGGACGGCAGTCCAGGATCCATTCTCTTACGGCAAGAGATAGTAGGAGCCTTTTGGTAAACCTACCTTGAGCCCTGAGATTAACGAGTACGATATGAGTCCGCGCACAAAGCAGTCGAGAAAAGCCACCTTCGGGTGGTTTTTTTTTGTTTTTCTGTTGACTTTTAATAGTTTAACACCATATAATATATAAATACTATTGAGTGCTCATAAGAGGCTCAAAATTAATCTTCGCTTAGAAAAGGAGGAATTATGACAATCTACGAAGAACCATTCGGTCGACTAAGACCATTCGGAGTTGGGTTTGATGAAATGTTCAAAAGACTCGACAAAATCCATAACCAACCTCAAGGCAATTACCCGCCTTACAACATTGTAAAACTTGATGAGGATTCATTTGTTATTGAAATAGCAGCTGCTGGATTCGGCAAGAAAGACTTTACTATCGATCTAAAAGATAGTTCACTAAGAGTCAAAGCTGAAAAAGACAGTGAAGTTGAAAAAGAATTCGTACATCAAGGTATTGCTGCAAGATCATTTGAAAGAGTATTTGCTTTAGCAGAACATGTTAAAGTGAAAGACGCTACATATGCTGATGGGATCTTGGCAATCAAATTGATTAGGGAAATTCCTGAGGAGGAAAAACCTATTGAAATTAAAGTCAAGTAGTTGACATTTAATCATTAGTCGTTT